ATTTAGCAACATCATATAAATCATCATGGTCTGGGATACAATAACTGATAAGTTGTGGTTTAAAAATTACACAGTCTTCTCCGTGAACATCTCGCACAACTTTTCTAGTTCCTTCATGATAAAGAAAGTCTCCCTGAACAACGTCCTTCAACTTTCCACTATCATATAAGGGTTTCATATATTTGAACACATATGTAAATACTTTCTTCAAACCTTCAGCAATTTTATCATTCTTAATGTCATCAAGACTCTTAAACAACTGAGGAGTTTTGTTGAAGATTCCTTTTTTCGCCACAAAGAACTGACCATCTGCAGGATCAGGTCCACAAAAAATAGCAGGCGATCCATCCCATTTTGTAGAGAACTTCCTACTATTTTTAGGGTCTCCAGAAAAAGTCTTCACTAAATCATCAATGTAATCGAAAGATTCTTTTACTCCACTCTCACCAAACATTAACATGAGATCTTCAATGTGTTCTAGGTGTGTGTTCTTTGACATAGATCAACCACCAAACTTGATATAAGAACTAGACTGCATAAAGACTGTTGCTTTCTGATTGTTAAAGACCATGAATGCTTTCGATCCTGCGTAGAAATACATAGACTTCACAATGTTCTGCTGAACGGACTCGGAGATGTGACTAGAGGCAGTGTCGAGCATGTATCCGATCTCATAGGACTGGATCTTGTTTTTGACATACTTCATTTTATCAAAAGCAGAGACTCTTGGGGAGTCCTTGAGATAGTTTGTGATGTGTCTAATGCTGTGCTCGCCATTGGAGATGGTGTGGATGTATTCTGCCATCTGATCTGCTATACGATTAACCATCTCCTGAGTTCTCATTTTACTTTGAACCCATGGGTATGGCATGAATCCATTATTAGGATTCTCTCCAAAAATTCTTTTTCTTAATCTACCTAACTGAGTGAAATGTCTTCTTGCCGAAGAAAGTTTTGCAATTACTTCTGTTGCTGGTAAAGTAACTTTACCATGTGCTGCCGTTGAATCTTTTTTCATCAACTGAATTTGAATGTCGGCAACTTTACCAGACTCTTCAAATCCTCTTGCATCTAAATTGTAATCTGAAAACCCAGAGACATCAAAGTAAATCAAGCATTTTGCATTACTCTCAAGATATTTTACATCGGTAACTTTTACTTCTACGTCTTTATAACTTGCAATAGTTCCAATGTCTGGACTGGAAATAACTTCTCTCTTTACAGATTTTCCTGCCTTCTTTAGAGAGATCCCAATAACATTTCCGTTCTCAAACTGATCGTGAATCCACTTATTGTATTCATACAACTGAGCAAGATCATTATAGTATTGAATTGTGTCTTGATTTATTTTATCTTTTGATAATGCTTTTGCTGCATCTGGGGCACGATAATTCTTCTTAGATTCAAAAGATGTTTTAACAGCAATGATATCAGATGGATTCCACTTGTCTTCTGAGATACCAAGTGTCTTATTTAATCTCTGCAAGAGACTTGTATTAACACTACTGAATTGATTTCTACCTTTAGTCTTACTGCTCTGAGCAAGTTCTGATTTTAATTCATTGTAGTATCCTTTGTAGCGCGGATACTGATCTTGTCTATAAAAATTATACTTGCCACGACTTAAGTCTCTATACGCAGCATTAGCAATTTTTGCAGAAGACTCTACCCAATCAGGACCTGCATCAGACATTTCATAAAAATGCTTGAATGATTTAAATTTTGTTTCGTCTGCCCATAAGTCTCCATCCTTTATAGAAACAAAGCAATGTGATTTAATCTTAGCATACTTGGGATGTGTTTGGTTTACTACTTCAGCAAACTCTTCATAGGAAATGTCATGACCTATCTCTTGTCTCGCAGCACAAGCAACACACTGCAAATTTTCTACAATTGCTGTTTGAATAGCAGCACCATAACTCTCGCTATTTCTACCAGCAGATCCTCTACCAAATTGTTTGAATACACCTGTTGCTTTAGATCTACCTTGTTCCCAAGACGCTTGCCATTTTTCTTGTGCCTCTAGAACTTTCTTGATACCAGATTTCCAATCATTCATGTCGGATGTTCTTAGTTCCTCTGCAAAAAGAAATTCAGAACTTAACCCAGAACCCAAGAAAGGATTTACTTTTACTTGACCATCTTCAGACAAAGTAAAGTATGCGGTTCCTCTTTGGAACATTGCAGGAAGATCAGTTTTGACAGTATCAAGAACTTCAACGACAGCAATCAGTAATGCTTTTCTACTTTGCCAATTCTTGCATTTAACGGTATCAACTCTTGCTGACTTTACATTTTCTGTTGATGCTATTGGCTGATTGAATGCCATTAGAGATAGTAGTTTCTATTATTTAGAGGAGGATGAAACGGAAGCGGCTGGATTTGAACCAGCGGTGCCCGTGAAGACACATTAGTTTTCAAGACTAACGCAATAAACCGCTCTGCCACGCTTCCTTGCTTTTTAAATTTCCTTTAGGACAAAACACCATCTTGTGATTTTCGGTGATCACATAGTAACCGATAAGTTTAGAACCATCATCATCCCAACCATACGTTAGCACTCTCTCTCCAGTGATTTCATGCTTTTTATTTGTGTGGAGGTAGTGCCCGTATCGTTCGTGAAGATTGATCATTGCAGTTCAGTGTCAGACATCTATATTTTATCACGAAACCCTCACAAATGGAGGGTCCTTTATAATATCTTAACGATCGCCTACTGCACGAACTTCAGAGTTGTGAACGTTGAACTCACCACCAGGGTAACGCTTCTTGAGTTTATTGACGTTGGTTTCAATTACTTCATCGAAGGATATATCGAGTGCCATTGTTGCTTGAGCAACGTACCACATAACATCACCCAACTCAATGATAAGATGCTCACGATTATCTTCGTTCCACGGTTTTCCTTGGAACACCATCTTCTTAATGATCTCAAGGAACTCACCACCCTCAGCATTAATTCCAACACCAGCAGTAAGAAGTCTCTCAATATTGGCACCTTGTCGATCCAGATCACCAATACGGTCAGCGAAATCAACAAAGTTTGTAGAAGCTTCTGAAGTAACTGCTGCCACAAATTCTTCATAGCGATTAAAATTGATTGTCATATTGTAAATTGGGAGAATTTATCGAGTCTGGATTGTTTGGTTGAGATTTCTTCGAGTGCTTCGTATGTCTCGTCCTCTTGATCGGACGTGATATCACCTTCAGAATCATCAACATTATACAGCTTCATTTTTGATCTGTCAATGCCTACAGTGAAGCGTCTGTAATAAGCAGCATCGTTGTATCGGTTCTTGAGTTGCTTGACCATGATCCGACCTGACTGCTCTAACTCTTCAGTAGATATGAGAGCAAGCATAAGATCGGCAGTAGCGGGAAGACCAAAAGATTCAGAAGTATCTGTAAGGTCAACATCACTATTACCAAAACCACTCCTAGTAGTTTGAGTAGCAGTGAACACAGGTAGATCATGCTTGACCGCAAGACCACGAAGTTCTTCTGCAATCGCTTTAACATAGGTGTAAGAGTTAACAATATGTCCCTTATAGCGAGCAGAAGCACAGATATTTAGATAGTCTATAAACACAATGTTAGGTCTAAAATCTTTCTTCAATGACAGGTCACTTAATAGTGACTCAAAGTGTCCTACGTGTGCAGCAGCAGTAGGATACTCTTTGATAATCAACTTACCTTGAGACTTCCTACCAATCTCATTAACTCTAGATGTAAAGATGTCTTCTGGTATTGAACCGATGTCTTGAATATTAACATTCAATAAGTTGGAGTCAATACGTTCAGCAATCTTTTCTTCTGCCATCTCCATTGTAATGTACAGCACATTAAATCCAATAGAGAGACAGGCAGCTGCCATATGACACATGAATAGTGACTTACCAACACCTGTACCAGCAAGAGCAACGTTGAGTGTCTTGTTAGGAATACCACCCTTGGTGATTAGATTCAACTTATCAATGTCAAAGGGAATCTTGTGCTCTTCAAGGTGATAGTAATCGTATCTATCTTTTACATTTTGTACGTAGTCGTGTCCGATGTTTTCGTCGAAAGATACTGCCAGGGCTTCTTGTAAGATACCTGGGATCGCCCCTGGTGATACCTCTGAATCGCCTCCATCTGCGATCTTGATCGACCGTAGGAGGGCATTGTAGACTGCACGTTCCTGACACCATTTTTCAGTGGTGTCTGTGAGCCATCTGGTATCGACCCATTCGTCTGTGAAAGTGTCGATCTGCGAAACAGTCTTTTTATAAGTTTCTTCAGTGAGATCATTTCTTTGTTGCAAGTTGATGATTAAAACTTCCTTGGTAGGAAACTTATCATATGTAGAAGCAAAGTCGCTGATTTCTTCAAAGATGTATTGCTCTACTGGTTCTTGAAAGTATTCTTTCTTCAGGAAAGGAACTACTTTACGAAAGTATTCTTCACTACACAGAAGATTCCTCAAGATCGTCAGTTCCAGTTTCTCCGTCATCAAATGCTCCGTATAAAAATTCGCGTTGTGCCTGTTTATCTAGTTCGGCAAGGACTTCTGGTGTAAAGTATGCTTCTGGATCTTTTAGGATTGCCTTTGCATATACTTTCTTGCCGTCGATTTCATAACGACCAGCAACGTTTTTCCACAGTCCTGCTCTCTCTCCTAACTCTAACAGACCATAATATTTTTCAAGTCCACGTTCATCGAAGAACAGTCTTGTTTCAATCTTGGAACCTTCTCTCGTCAGACGAGACTTTTTAGCCTCGCATTTGATAATGTTTCCGATGAGATTCGTTCCATCCTTCTCCTTTTTCTTTCCGAGATATACGATTGTGCTAGCAGAATACTTGAGTCCGCTACCTCCACCCATCTCTTTTGTAGGGACATAAGAACCGATGACATCATAGGTGTGATTAGTAACTAACATAGGTATATTTGCCTTACCAAGTTTCAATGTAAGAATCCTGAAACAAGACTTAATCAATTGTGATTTTGTCATGTCACGAACTTGCTTGTCGTCCGTGGCGTCTTGCACTTCTTT